CCGTCACGATGCCTTCGGCGCTGGGATTGGACTGCAGCAGAAGGAGCCGGCTGATTTCCGTATAGGCGCCGGCCGTCTTGGGCGTGAGGGCCACCTGCACGAATGTCTGCTGGCTCGCCGTGATCTGGGTGGATTCCGTCGAGAGCCAGTAGGCCGTCGCGGCCGCCGACTGCCGGGGAATCGTCACGGATCCCACCAGGCCCGAAAGCTCGCGCACGCCCATCCGCAAGGCCACGGATCGGTTGCGGAGCATCTCGATGAATCCCACGTTGTCGGTCGCCACGAGATAGCCGCCGGCGCCCGCCGTCGCCACGGTCAAGACCCGCTGCTCTCGCGTAGCATCGACCGGGCGCTCCATGACCTCATACGGCACGAAGAACCGGTTCGGGTCCACGACGCGCCCCAGCTTCTGGGCGACCATCCGGCTGCACTCCAGCTCGAACGGCGCCATCGTCCAGTCCTTTTCCACACAGGCTTTGAGCGCCCGCATCAGGCTGAAGCACTGAGTCTCCCGCACGCCGAGCCCAAGCCGGCTCAGGGGCTGCGGGTTGGTCTTCCCCCGCTCCTCCAGGATGCGGAGGATATCGTCGGAGACGGCCTCGATCGAGACCCCGGATCCGATCCAGTAGTCCTTGTATTTGTCGTCGAGCTTATTCGCCTTGCAGAGATTCTCGATCGCCCGCTTGCGGCCCTTCTCAAGCTCGACGGCGCTTGCTGACGGCTCTGGTTTCTTCTCTTCGGGCTTCTCGGCGACCGCGGCCGCTCCTTTCTCTTTCTCATCCGGTGGCATTTTGCCCTCCCTTGTTATAGCGGCGCTGTCCGCCTGTTGACCTGCTCGGATCATTCGCACTTCGTATTCGCTGTCCGCCCCGCGACCGATGCCGACGCTCGGGTCCGCGGGCACGCTCACGATCGACACTTCATACGGCTCCCAGTCGGTCGCCGTGAAGGTGTCGGTCTTCGTGTTCTCCTCCAGCACGTTGACGCGGTAGGCGATGGAGACGTTCCGGAGCCCGCCGCTGATCATCGTCTGCACTTCGGCGGCCAGGTCAGTCTCGAACGGGCTCGCATCTACCATGAGCCGGCCGTCCTCGAGCCAGGCGTCGTCGATCATGCCGATCGGGGCGTCGATATTGTGATTGAAGAGCAACGGCATCGCCCCGCCCTTCGCGCGGTTCAATTTGACCGCGCTCTTTTGGTGCGAGAGCACCTCCGTGCCATACCAACGCTCGACCGGCGTCTCGGAAGAGGCCGAGAAGCGCAGGAGCGTCCCTTTCTTCTTGTCCTCCCGGATCGTGATGTCGGCCGACTCCACGAGCCGGCGAAACAGCGTCTGGGTCTTGAACCGTTCCTCATTCTTCTTCATCGTCTCTCTCTCCTATCGTTGGGAGGCTTGCGCGCGCAGCATCCGCTCGGCCTGGGCCACGACCGGATCGATCTCATCGTCAGCTGTGTGCAGCGACTTGTTCGCGGCGGCCTGGCCCGTCGCCGATTCGTCGGAGGGCTCCTGCGCCGGCTGGTTTTGCGCCACGGTCCGCGGCGGCACCGGGACGGCGGCGGGGTCCGTGTCAAAGATGAGGCCCGCCTCGGCCATCCGGTCCAGCTCCTGGCGGCGCTCCTTCAGCACGTCCTCGAGGTCACGGCCGCTGCCGGTGAGCGCGATGACGTCGGAGACGGTCGTGAAGCCGGAACGGATCGCTTCGCGGTAGGCGTCCACTTCCTTGACGGGGTCCACCCAGCTCCACCCGCGCGGCTTGAAGCGCACGGCCTCGAACTTTTCCAGATTGGCGGCGTAATCCTCGACGCTGATGCTCGGGATGGCCCTGGCCAGCACGGCCTGGCGAAGCCAGATGCGATGCAGCGGCTCGCGGAAGGCGCGGATGAACCACTTCTGCAAGACTTGCCAAAGCTCGCGATCGTCGAGCAGCGCGAGCCGGGAGGAGGAGTAGTTGCTCTGCGAATAATCCCGCGACAGGCTCTCATAGCTTGCGCCCGCGCCGGCGGCGACCTCCCGGAGCATCATCCGCATGAAGGGGTCGAGCTGGCTGTTGGGCCGGTTGGGCGCGGCGAAGTTGAATTTCTCCCCGGGGGCGAGATGCTCGACCGCCGCCGGCTCCAGTTCGACCTGCTGGGAGCCATCCGCCTGGGTGTCGCCGTACTGGGTCAGGCCTTCCGGGCTTTCAATGAAGCCCATATAGCAGGCCGCGGCGCGCGACGCCGTGATTTCGGCCTCGCTGAGCCCGTCCATATCGTTCAGCCGGCGCGCGGCGGCATGGAGCCAGGGCACCCCGCGGGTCTGCGGCCAGCGCTCGATGAGGCGCAGATGCAGGATCAGCTCCGCAGGGACGCGCTCCAGCCTGGCGGTCTGGTCCATCGTGAGGCGGAGCTCGCCGGGATGGAGCGTGCGGATCCAGTAGGCGAGCGGCCGGTAAAAAGCATCAGCCTCCACGCCCATGCGGATCCAGGTATTCGGGGCGGGGGGGCTGGGCTGGAATTCGTCGGCGAGGCGCTCCGCCTCGATCAGCTCGAGCGCCAGCGGGATCGTGGAGTCGCCGAAGGCACGATAGTGCAGACGGAGGAAGACTTCGCCGGCCTCGAAGACCTGGCCGATGGCCGTGCGCTCCAGGTCGCTGAAGTGCAGCGCGCCGCCCGTGTGGCAACTGCCGGCGCGGCACCAGGCGTCCCAGGCCGCCTCGATGTCGTTGTTGATGCGATCATTGAGCTTATCGCGCGAGGTCAGCACCTGGGCCTGGAGCCCGATGCCCATCCCCACCACGTTGTTCTGGACGATGACCTTGGCGCGCGTCGCATAGGCCGCGTCCCGGACGAGCTCGCGGGAACGCGAGCGCAGCAGGCGCAGGCTCGTGACGAGCTCGGTGTCCTCGCTCGTGTTTGCCGACTGGCCCCAGCCGGCCGTGAGGCGCGAGGACTTGGCTGCGGCGTACATGCGTAGATTGACCCGCGACGGGGAGCGTGCCGGCGGCGCGATCCAGCGCACGAATTTGCGCCGCCAGCGCTCAAACACGGGTGAACCTCACGCCGATACGCCGGGGGTTGATGCCGGTCGTCGCGAGCGACTCCGCCTGCAGTTCCTGGGCGTAGAGGGCCTTGTACTTGTCGCGGAGCGCGATGAGGTCGGGGATCGGCGTCTTGTCCAGCCGGCGCCCCTGGATCTCCATGGACATCTGATCGACCGCGGCACGGCCCAGCACCACCGCCTCGATCGCGTCCAGCGTCTTCTTGACGGTGCTGCGGGAATCGCCCGTGGCGAGCACGGCCAGATCCGGCTTGACCTCGAGCGTGCCGGCAAAGATTTGATAGCGCTCGGCGGCCTTGCTGACGTGGCCGAAGAGGTTATAGGTGCCGACGGTGAGGGGCGCGGTCTGGGCGGCGGTGAGCGTCATGAGAAAGGCTGCGCCGTTGGCGGCGGCCGCGACTTGCAGGCGCTTGGAGAGATCGGACTGCAGGGTCAGGGTATAGGTGAGGGCCCAGCCGCCGGTGGCGGGGAAGTCCGAAGAGAGGTCCTTATTCCAGACGGCGGTGTCGCCGGCACGGAGCGAGGAAGGCTCGTTGTCGAGGATGGGGCCTGCCACGCCCGACTGTCATACAGCACCGGCGCGCGGCGCGGAAGTGGCTCACTGTGGCGTACTGTGGCTCAGACTGACCGATTTGCGGGGAGTGCAGACGCCTGCAGTCGCTTATTCAGGCAGGTGGTTCGATCAGCCCCAATACGGCGTGGTACCGATGAGCTCTATTCCGATATTGAAGATCTCAATCTGCTTGTTCAGTTTCAGAAATACTGTCGTTGCTTCCTCGGTGGCCTTGTTGAATAGTTCAAAGACCTTCCGAACTCTTTCATCGTCCAGGTTCTCCATCATCCCTCCGGCGCTTCGATCGGCCCCGCCCACTCGCCAGCAGGAAGCGCACGACCAAGTGGTTCGCCGGCGATAAACATATTCAGCTTTTCGTCACTCACCCCGCCTGTAAAACATTCCACGATCTGGACTGGCTGAGGCATAATCACAGCATCTCCACGATACCAGTACCAGCCAGGCTTCGTCGGCTTTTGAGTCGTCCAGATCAGTGGCATCACTCCTCCAGTCTAGGCCGATCACTGTACCAATTCAATCACCAGCGGGTCACGAAGCCGCCGGCCGGCTTGGGCCGGACCGGCAGGGGCTTCTTCTTTTCTATGGGAACGAACTCGCGCTTCTTGGCCCGTTCCACGTCGAGGCAGGGGATCCGCCAGCCGCGCTTGATCTTGAAGGCATGGGGGAAGATGGTGCCCTGGTCCAGCCATTCATAAATCGTGTTCTCATGGACCTGCAGATGCTTCGCGAGCTGCTGCACGGTGAAGTTGTCCGTCATGTCCATCGAGTCAGCCAGACTCCAGATAGCGGTCCAGCGGATGGAGGGATTTTTTGCGATCAGGGAACAGCCCATCCCCGTCGAAGCGCCGATCCCTCAACACAATATCCATCTCTCGATCGGGCCCTGGTTCAGGATCAGAGAATTTCAAAATAATGAGCTCTCGCAGAAAGTCCCACTCCGCCATTAAGAGCCGACTTCCCTCAGGAAGGCCTTGAATAACCTCTATCGGAGGCAGAAACGCGCCCTGCTTCAATGACTTCTCGATGAGGACCGGGCAGATGCGAACCGTGATCATGCTTCGAGGTCCTGCTCCGTTCTGAGGAAAGTTATTTCCATCGGGTGACGAATCCGGGGCGGCGCTTGGGCAGAATGGCCTTGGGCGGCCAGCTTGGCTGAGGTAGCGGCGCCTTCAGTGGTGGCGGCGGACCGGTGGGCGCGCCCTTGACCTTGATCGGCTCCTTGCGGCCGGCGAGCGCGTCCAGGTTGACGTTGAGGATCGCCAGCGCGACGAGGTTATACACCTTGAGGTCGAGCGCTTCGTTGCGCGCCCGGAGCTTCTTGTACTGGTAGCCGACGAGCACGCCGCGATCGTACTTGGGGCGCTTCTCTTCTGCCGTTATTTGTGCAAAATACTCCTCGTCGTAGTTCGGGAGGGTCGGGAAATGGCAATACCCGGGCCCGGGCTCGGTGAGCTTCAGCCAATCGAAGATCATGTCCTTGGCCGCGTCCGTCCCGACCGGATAGAGCGGGATCTTCCCCAGATTGTTCCGCGTGGGGCGGCCGACGAGCGGATGGCCGCGCTGGCTGGAGCCCTTGATGGCGAACACGCGGCGTCGCTGGCGCCGGCGCACGAAGTCGTAGACGGCCTGCGTGTGGTGGCCTCCCGAATCCACGACCGCCTGCTGGATATACATCGTCGCCCCCTGCTCGCTCCGCCAGCCCTGCTGGAGCCACTGATCGGGGAGCGTCCAGAACTCCTGCTGGGCGGGCGAGCCGTACCAGCGCTGGTAATCGATCGACCAGGATTCCCGGCCCGGGCCCCAGGCGACGACCTCGCCCTCTACGGAGGCGTCCTGCACGTCGAGGGAGGCCGTGAGGACGAGCGCGCCGGCCGGCACCGGCGCCGGATAGATCTCGCGCCGGTTCCAGAGATCTTCCTGGTCGAGCTGCTCTCCGGTCTCCTTCCAGGTCTCGGCAAGGACGGTGTTGGTGAAGACCTGTTGCCGAGGGACGTCCCGGTTGTGGACGAGCTCCGTCCACTCGGCCGCGAGATGGGCCCAGCTATTGACCCAGCCATAGGGCGCATAGAGCGCGTTCAGATGAAAGCCGACGATCCCGGTGACAGACGGATCTTCGGCGACCCAGCGCCCCTGCTCGAGCATGCGCGTCTTGTGATGCTCCGGGATCAGGCGCCGGCACTGCTCGCAGAGGACCTGCGCCTGCTCCGGCTTCCCCTTCGGCCAGGTGACGGAGCCCCAGCGCAGGATGAGGCCCGCCTCGCAGAACGGGCAGGGCACGTGATAGCGGCGCCGGTCGCTGCGCTCGAATTCCGGCTCGATGATGCTCGTCTCGGCCAAGAGCGGCGTCGAGCATTTGAAGATCTTGTGGCGCGCGTAGGTGAGCGTGCGCTTCTCGGCGAGATAGTCCGGCGCGCCCTCGTCGTCCACATCGTGCGGATAGGCGTCCACCTCGTCGAGGAAGAGGTTCTGGGCCGCCATGAAGCGCAGACCGACGCCGCTGTTGGCCCCGGTCATGACGAGCATGCCGCCGGTATATTCCTTCGCGAGGATGGTATTGCCGGAATCGCGGGAGCGGGCGTCCTTGACCAGGCCATGGAGGACCGGCATCTCATCAAACATGGGCTGGATGCGCTGCTTGGAGAGCTTGCGCGCCACGTCCACGGTGGGTTCGACGACAAGCATGGAGGCCGGCGCGCGATGGACGGTGAAGCCGATCCAGTTCTCGGCGATGCTCGTGCCGGCGATCTGGGCGGCCTTCATGAAAATGACGGTCCGCGCGGGATGGCTCGGGCTGAGCGTGACCATGATCTCTCGGGTGTAGGGGACACGGCTCGTGCGCCAGGGCCCTGGCTCTGCGGACCAGCTCGGCAACAGACGATGGGCATCGGCCCATTGGTCGATCGTTTCCGACGGGTCCGGTTGCAGACCCAGGAGCAGCGCTT